TTCTGAAAGCCGCACAAATTGCAAACGTTTGCAAAATGGGTTAAATGCAAAGAGAGCCAGGCTATTAACCTGACTCTCAATGTTTTACATCATATCACCATTGGGATCATCCTTCCTATCTCTATACCCGCTAGGCCCATGATAATCTACAAACCCATCATAATAGCTTCTGTCTCCACCCTCAGTCCATTCAATCTTTCCTACCACATCTTCAGGTGTAATCTCAGTCACGCCATCACCGGTTTTTCTCACAGCTCTTTCCTTTGCCACCTCAATCATTCTATAATTGTCAGCCATTATCCTACCTCCGTAAAGTTATAATCTTTAATAGGCAACATAACATTACCCACAATCGCGCAACAGTTAAAACCATCAGTTCCATAATTCTCCATAATAGCATTCCACGTCGGAACCCCATTTGCGTCACTGCTCAAAATCGCCCCAGTATGCGCAAAGTAGTTAAACTTCTTCCCCGCCTGGCTATTATACATATCAAGTATATTAGCCTCGTAGATACCATAGCTCGCCGATGGTGCCATCTTAAATGGCAGCTTAAATACCGGCGTTGTTCCATTCAATGGTGTGCCAGTTGCCAGATTAGTATTAGCGATAAAACTTACCTCCATCAGCCCAAGCTTCTGGTTAATCCAAATATCAGAAACAAATGTGGGGAACACGCTAGGATTTGCATTTACTACACCCGTAGTCTGGTCATATTTAACCCAACCGCTCGTAACAGTCGGACTATCAATGATATCCCAATCTCCCACATAAATTGTGCAGTTAGCCATCACAGCCACACAATTATAGCCACTGGTTCCGTAGTTTTCCATAATAGCCTGCCAGGTGGGAACTTCATTAGCGTCGCTTACAATGAATGAACCGGTATGCGCACTGTAGCTTAATGTTTTATCAGCTCTGTACATAGTAAGCATTGTAGTTTCATATTCGCCATATGTCACGTTAGCCGGAATTTTAAACGGGAATTTAAAGATAGGCACGTTACCATTTAATGGTTTACCAGTAACTTCTCCCGTATTGGCGATAAAGCTTACGTTCATTAACCCCAGCTTTCGATTTAAAGTCACACTAGCCACGAATGTGGGGAAAGTATCCACGTTAGCGTTTACGATTCCCGTTCCCTCGGTGTAAACCTCCCAAGTACCAACATTACTTTCGATATCAGCACCCGGTTTTTCAACAAGAACGTTATATTCGGTTCCGTCTGCCAGGCTTTTCATGGGAACTGCTCTAAAGTTATCGTTTAAATCAACGGGCGGCTTATAACCTAAAGGCTGTGTGCTATTTAAAGAAATGTTCTCAGCATTGAATCTTTTTTCAGTGGCTACATTTTCAGTAGACACATTCACAGTCTTAGTTTCTGAATCAGTTATATTTTCTGTCACAGTGGCTGCTTTTACGTTCTTAGTGCCAATGTTTTCTGTTTTGGTTCCTGTAATAGTTTCATTTGTGTCACCTGTATTTTCTGTTTTAGTTCCCGTAATGGTAATTGTTTCATTAGCTGCATTAACACTTTTGGTTCCACTAATGTGTTCAGTAGAATTAACTGCTGTAATTGTTTTGTTTCCAGTGAAAGTCTCAGTGTCATTTGTGCCATATTTGTTAAGACCAGTTAAATCCTCGATATCAACATAGTTGCCAATTCCACCCGTGATTGTAGTCCTAGCATTAAGTATGGTTCCCTCCACCGTCGCCCCTGTAGCTGAAATAACAATCCCAGTAGGAATAGCAACGTTAGAAAAAATTCCAGTGATCTTATTATTTCCATTGACAACTGCCAGTGCGTTGGCACTAAGCTGAGAAGCATTCTTGAAAATGACGTTGCTGATAACCGCCCCATCACCATTAAGTGTCAATGCATTATGTTGAATACCATCAAACAACCAATACGCACCCTCAAACTCATTTGTATTTTCAACTACTACGGAATCATATCCGTTTCTGAAAATTACAAAGTCAATCAGCGCATTATCCACTGTGGCATTCAAGCAAGAGCAATTTGCCGTCTGACCGTTCATGTTTGCATTCAGTGTTAAGTTGCTAATGGACGCGTTCTCTACAAGCCCCGTTACCAAGTCACGATTAGAGTCAGGTGCCAGTGTAATGATAGAGGAATATCTATCTAATCCAACTAGAGAAATATTCTCTACCATAGTTAATCCTGTGACAATGTAGTTTCCAGCCGGGAAAAACAGGTAACTTCTCTGTAATCCAGCATAGTTAATCAAAGCCTGAATCGCAGCGGTATCATTGGTCGCGCCATCGCCCTTTGCAGCTACAAACGGCGCGGGAGGATTTTTAACGTTGATAAAATATAAATCAGCCAGAACGTTCCTCACGATATCTTCCAGACCAGCCGCGTCAATCAGCTCTTTCACAACCTCTACGATGTAGTCAGGTAAAGCATTGACAGTATCAACGAGCTGATTAATCTTTTCTGTTACCTTGCATACCTGTTCCTCGTAAGACAGTGCGTCTCCGTAAACCGTAGGGAGCACTTTCATGCAAAGCATTCTTAATCTTGTCACGGTTTTATAATCATAGTTGTTTGTTACCATGCGACATTTACCTCCCATATTCCCATGAATAATTCCTCTAACTCCTTGATGATCATCATATCAATGTTAATGAGGCTTTCACGGTATTCCATAATCATTGACGGGTAACTTTGGGTTCCTTGCTTACCCTTAACAGTTTCGATGTAATCCTCAGTGTTATTAATCGTTGTGTTATTATTTGTTTCTGTGGTGGCGTTTACCGTCAAGTTTCCCGTTGTAGTTTCCCCTGAACTTCCTTTGCTAGTGTCTGTAGCATTAGTCATTCTTGCGTTGGTGAGATAACGGTCATTCTGCAAATCAGTTAATCCACCCTGCGGTGTTTCAGCGTACTTGTCAGTATCAGCTCGTGTAACACTGTTTTCAGATGAACCATCAACCATCACGTGATTATCCTGTGCACTGTCACTGGTTACTCTTCCATCAAGTACCTGTTTCCCGTTGTTAGTCCTGGTATGTTGCCGTGATACGTCCACATCATAGAGTGGGTTAAACTTGTGCGTGGCTGACTCATATAACTGGTTGTAATACGGCATGATCTCATTCATTTTGGTGTCAAGCTTAAGCTTCCACAACCCATAAGTTTCCAAACCAATTTCTTGGGTGTAGAAATGTTTCAAGATTTTGGTTTCCAGCACAGCACGGTAACTTTCATCGTAGATAGGATAGTTAAAGCTAAATACTTTAGCTCTTGCCCCATTGATCACCTGAGCTATATTTTCATAGCCCGCGCTTTCCTGCAATCCAGCCAATGACTCACAGATATACCTAAGTTGCGTGGTAAATACACTCATGCTTCACCGCCTTCCCCCGGCTCCCCGGTGATCTCATATACCATTGCTTCTTCCATGTTAGGAAGTACCTGACGGTAACGTACGCCAACATTCAGTCCGAACATAGCATTGATTTTGTCGCACGCCCTCTCACGTTCTGACAGCCTGGTGTAACGCTGTGCCTCCACGTCACCCATGCTAGTTGTGATCTCAGCAGTATTAAGACGCTCCCGCTTGTCAGTGTTAGAGTTAGATATTCCCAGGTATGTCATGGCCTCATCCCACACAAGCTGTTTAAGCACCTGCAATTTGTCAGCCACATATGGCGTTGAAATATCCAGTGTTTCAAGCTGTTGCGCCAGGCCCTTCTTTCCGAATATGAACGGCTGGTTTCCGTCATATTTTTTCATGAGATTGACCAATGTCAATCTCTGCGACTCTTCACATGTCAAAACTTTTGGTGTTTTCTGCCCCTTAACATTCACGTCGATTGCGCGCTGAATTTCGTACAATCTCCAAGCATACATTTCAATATCAAGGAGAGAGTTAATGTGAAGGTTATTGTTAAAAATCAATACACTGTTTGTATTGTCAAGCTCCATGTTGTAGCCGTTGCTTGCATACGCGCGCCGTATAATTGGAATTCGGTACACGTCCAGTGGTCCACCAATCATTGTCTGCAAGGTAAGAAATCCTAATATCTCATCCTTAAAGAATACAGCCATTCCGTCCGCAAACAGTGCCAGTTCTAAAAACCTCGCGTCACAGGTTGGCGGAAGATTAGTCCATTCAAACTGTGAGATTGCCAAATCTGTCAGCCGATTATAGTATTGCAGGAAAGTGCTGTTATTGGCTTTCGCGCTATTCCAGAACGGCTGGTCTGTATTATAATCCCTCATTCGTTACTACACCTCCCACCGGGCTATTGTCAAGTGAATAGTTACCGATTTCATCGCCGTTACGCCAGAACGTAACTCCGTTGTCATAGATTGCACGCAACCTTGCCATATCATCTGCTGGCACCGACCCTGTCAAGCTGCTATTAATAGTCTTAACGTAATTCCAGTGTGGCCTAATTGACCGGTTAGGAATCTTAACTCTATGAGTTGCATAGCCATAAGCTGTGAAATAGCTGTCAATGATACGTGCAAACTCAGCACGAATATGTGCATAATAGAATTGGAATCCTTTAATCTGGTTTGCCATGTTAATGATTGATCCGCCGCCCCCACGCGCTTGAGGGGGTAAGGTGCTTTTATCTGCTATGGCCGCCAGTAGATTACCAATCTGTTGAATCCCACCCACAGTCTGGTTAACTCCTCCCATTCCACCTGTAGCATATAACGTAGCACCACCCGCAGCGGTTTGAGCAATACCACCCACTAAACTCATTGAAAGTTGAGTCTGATTCTGAGCTACCCACGCTTTAAATGTGTCAATGGTATATGCGCATTGGGGGAAGTTACCTACAATTAATTTCTCATTGTAGTTCTTTGCGACTCCCTTGTAGTACAAGGGAACCAACATGCATTCAGGTGTACAACACATTGCACCAGATATGTTGAACGTGCAGTTACTTGTAGAGAAATATTCGAATGGATAATTAACTGCTGATCCCTCGTTGTTGGTGACATAAAGCATGTTGTACGGGAAAGTAAATAATTTTTTGTTCTTTGGAACATACCCGTCAATGTCATTTAAGTGTTTATCTCTGTCAATGTTAAACACCTCCGGCATTGTTTTCTGGTGATCATAGCAGAATGAAATAGGAAGCATAAATATGGATACAATACCATCTGATTTGTTTTGGGTTGTTGCCTCCTCTAAAAATGTAGCCGCGCTCTGCCAATCAGCGAAAACATTATATTGCAGACCAGAGAAAACCCCACCGTAAATTCCTCCTTGTGCGTCGTCAAAGTTTTTGTCAAACGTCGCAGCTACAACGATTTGATACAAGGAAAACAAACTTGTCAGTCCTAAGTCCTCGTATACATATTCGCCTAGTTCAAGGTTTTCGGGAACTAGATTACCGCCAATGTCGTCTGTAGCTGCCATCTCACGCTCAACAAAACATTGATTAACCGTGTAGTCGAAATGCCACGTCTGCATAACATCAATTTCAATGGTGATCTCACTCGTTTCATTGTTGATATATTCAACATTAGTGATAAACGCGTAGAACCATTTAGTACCGAATGATGTATTTTGGAACATGATGTAGTTACAATCATACAGGTTTTCTGCATTAATCTCAACTCTCAGTGGCTTTCCCCATGGTGCCTGATAGGAAAGCTGAGTAAGATTGTACTTTGTCTTGCCAGAAAAGTACGCGACCTGTGATCCTTGGTCAAGGAAAAATATGGTATTTCTGTAAGTATTGTCTAACGGTACGTTTTTAAGAATCCGCACGTTAGTATTGGGTGCTACATACATTTCAATACCTCCTTGGGAGGGGAATTAACCCCTCCCGTAAATCATTAGGATGTTTGTACAGCAACGGTAATGGTAGACGTTCCGGTTTTTTTGGAATCAAACGTGGAAGTCGCGGTTGCTGTAATGGTGGTTGCCGTCTCATCCTCGGCCACGTACAGATTTCCATAGATATCAATATGGGTATCAGCACTTGCCTGACCAGTGATAGTCCAGTTCACGGACTTGGGAGCAAAATTTGTAGTAACTACGTTAGCGTTTAGGTGAATGCTCTGACCCTTAAAGATACTTGCAGTAGCCGGGGTTACGGCAACGCTGGTTACAGTCGGCGCGCCCGCAATGAATACCGTGTTATTTGCGAACGGCGAAACGCTGAACGTTTTCCAAGTGTGATAGAAGTAGTTCCAATATAACCCCTGACCGTTGTAGTTCTCAGTGAAGTTGTAGAAGTTATCAAAAATCATGAACCAGTCGCGATCAACCATAATGGCCGGAATAGCGTCAAGGGCGGTAAGCTCTTCCTGACTAATCGGTACATAATTGGGATCACTGGCAAAAAGGAGATCTAGCCTTGCAGTGTCAAGGTTGCCAAAACTGTCAACCAGAATACGCCGTCCCATGAATTCCGCTTTGTCCATGTTGAACGCACTCGCCAGCACTTCCACATCAATAACAGCGTCAAACTTTGCATTAAGTAAAATGAACTGATCATTTTTCATGGTGAAGGTGGTGACACCGCTGATGTTATAATCGGTGGAGGGGAACTCCCACGTATTACTGATTCCCTTAATGGTAGATACAATCCCTTTTGCATTTTCGGGACTAACAGGGTCAATCTCAGTTACATTCATGCGGCCATTCAGAATGTTACGGGCGATCATGTATTTCACGGTGAGGAACTCATCATAGTTCGCACCCGTATACATTGCGTCTACGATCTTTGCGATTAAGTCCGTGATACCCTGCCATGATAAAAATGCCTGTCTCAGCTGGTCATTGCTGATGGTTGCCTTGTAGAATTTCTGATAGTTCAGAATGTGGAATGCTGCTCGCACATCTGGAATCTCCCGCTTAAAGACCTCAGTCTCAGCCACAGCTGGGTCAAACTGGAAGGGTTTTGCAATGTTAACGAAAATCTCTTCCACCGTCTCACCAAATTCTAACAGGCCCTTCTTAAGTCCAGCCCACGGGTTGTAGAACATTTTGGAAGTAATAATCACGCGGCCAATACGGTTCATGAGTGCCGACAAGAACTCGTTCTGCAAGGCGGGATAATTCATAATGATTCCGCCAATCTCACGCACACTTGCCGCAAGCGCGGGGTCTGCTGCCGGTACATAGTCACGGTAGTTTGTACTGGCGTTGTCCCTGATGGTATTCAAAATCTGTGCAGTGGCCGCATACATTTTCGGCACTGTCACGTTGGGGTTTTCGGCCGCGAATGTTTTTGCGGCGGCGTTGGTTACGCTATCTAAGCTTACATTAGCTGGCTTGTTAGGCATATTATTCACCCTCTCTTTCTTCAAACAATTCTTCAAACGTGCGTGTCTTTTCACCGTCACGTTTTACGTCCTCTTCCTGATCTTCCTTTGCCCCTTCCGGCGTGTTAAAGAATCTGTCGCGGTAACGCTTGCGCCATTCCGCGTCAAGATCTTCATATTTAGCCTTCCAGTACTCCCAGTCACCACGTGCTATTCCTTCCAGCTCGTCATAAGTATCGGTGATGTCTTCCATAAACTTTAAAGCGTCGTCACTGGTATCATCTCCGATACGTTCACGAATGCGGTTGAAAAATTCTTCTCTTTCCAATCTGGCCATTTTCTACCCTCCTTAAAATATTCTGCGCCGCAGATAGTACATAAGCGGCATTTTCTTTTGTGATCCCGGTCCAGGACCAGGCCCTGGTCCGGGATCAGGCGGTGGTTCACCTGTTAATACGGTCCACCAGTACTCCGCATTTTCCACGCGGATAGATTCTGAGGCTCCTGGATCGGCTGGCCGTTCATAATTGTACAACCAAGCTTTGGCAAGGTAAGCCGGGGTTTGGGTGCTTGCCTTAAACTCGTCGTAATTCTCCGGGTAAGCTGTCGTGGCGTAGTAATCAGCATACCCATTTACATATACAATTTGAGCGTACCCGTCAGATGGGGAACCTGTTTTATCGCTAAAATTAGGCCCGTAACCGCTTAAAGCTTTTGCTTCTGGCGCGTCTATGTATTTACTGGCGGGGGTGAACTGCACAAGGCCGTAACCCATATTAGTCCAGGGCGACCCGGTAGAAACTCCCAGAACATCGGACTGCCATCTCCACGGGTTGTAACCTGACTCAACCGCCATATTACCCAAAAGCCCGCATACAGCGTTGGTAGTCCAACCATGTGCGGCAAGCGTTCCCCATATGTTACGGGCGTTTTCGATTGCTTCTTCACTGGTTCTAGCGTATGCGCCTATAGCTTTTGCATTCCAGGCCATAAATTAAAGCTCCTTTTTCACTCATAGTTGTTTAAGTCGTTTTTGTCCATGATTGTCTGGTAATCACGATATGATACGTCCAGATCAACATAGCCAGTGATTCCAGGGATTTTTCCTCGGTCGGTTTTCTGCCAGAGATTAACACTCATTCCGGGCTGATCAGCGTAACGCGCATACCACATATCGTATTTTTCAGGGATATCACTACCCCGGTAATAGCGTTTGTAATAATTGTTATTAGAATAGAACATTGCATAAAAACCACGCTCTTCTACACGCTTACAAAACTCTCTGGTGCAGTTAAGCACAAACGCCCTGTCAACTTTTGCGCCCTGTTTAATCGCGTGATTAACTGTATCATACTCAAAATCGTAAACTACCGGGAAAGCAAGCTTACGTTTCCCCACGATATCGAGGCAATAATCAGCTTCTTTGCGCGCCATTTCAGGATGTAGGGCGTAACTGAACCAGTATACCCCAAATGGGATATTGAATCTTTCACACTGAGCCATGTTAAAGAGTGCTTTTGCGTCAAGGTTATTGTTGCCAAACCCCGCGCGAATCATGGCAAAATCAATGTGAGATTTTACCTTTTCCCAGTCGATATATCCTTGGTGCCGGGAAACATCAATTCCATTAAGCATTTTTATCACGCTCCAATCTGTCAATGAGTTTTGTCAGGGCCAGCGTGTTATTGTTCAACGCTTCACTCATTTTGTCCATCTCTTCCTTGTGCTTGTTATTGCTGTCATAAATGTACCAAAGCAAAATCAAGGTTAAGCCGATGGGAAAGCCCACGTTTGTAATTAATGTTACAACCTCGTTCACATTTTATCCCTCCCTTCTACCTTCTATTATACCAAAAAAGTCTTGACTTGTCAATGAAAATGTGGTACAATAATAAGAGATATTATAATCTGAAGGGAGTTAGCCATGGCTTACTACGACGGAACCAAATTATTGTCCATGCACGATATTAATGGTAATAAGCCTGAACTGTTTATGGTTACAACAAACAGAACGGGCGGTAAGACCACGTGGTTTAACCGATATTTTACCAAAAAGTTTAAAGCTGGGCAGGGAAAGTTCATGCTGTTAAACAGATTTAACTATGAGTTGTCAGATTGCCATGATAAATTTTTTAAAGATATCAGAAATTTGTTCTTCCCCGATGACAATATGTCAAGCCAGTGTATGGCAAAGGGATTATACTACGAATTATATCTTAATGACATTCTCTGCGGCTACGCTGTAGCGCTTAATGGCGCAGACGCTATTAAGAAGTACAGTCACATATTCAATGACGTTGAGCGGATTTTATTCGACGAATTTCAGTCAGAAAATAATAAGTATTGCACAGATGAGATTAAGAAGCTGCTTAGTGTACACACAAGCGTTGCCAGGGGACGCGGAAAACAAATTCGATACGTGCCTGTATACATGTGCGGAAATACAGTGAGCTTGCTTAACCCATATTACACAGCACTTGGGATATCTGACCGACTTAAGAAGGATACACAATTTCTGAGGGGTGATGGTTTTGTGCTTGAACAAGGATTCATCGAGTCAGCTTCTAACGCTATGATGGAATCGGGATTCAACCGTGCATTCTCTTCTAGTGACTACGTGGCTTATGCGTCGCAGAACATATATCTTAATGATAATTATGCTTTCCTTGAACGCCCGGAAGGGCGCGGCCGGTATATGTATACCATAAAATATCTTAACAAGCATTATGCAATCTACGAATATGATTCACTCGGAATCATGTACGTTACCGACAAGTGGGATGAATCATTCCCCATTAAGCTTACCTTGACTACTGATGATCATAACATCAACTATGTCATGCTTGCCAAAAACAGTTTGGTGATTGGAAGCCTACGCGGATTGTTCAATCGTGGCTGCTTCCGATTTAAGAATCTGGAATGCAAGGCAATGCTTTTAAAATTACTTTCATATTAGTATCTACATCCGTTTTTCATTAGTCTGTCGTGCGCGGGTTCCAAAGGGTAAAACCTTCCGCGCAGTCTATCGGACTTGGAAGTCCATTCTAATGACCGGATGAACAGATATAAGAAGAGGGAACCGGCATGGCTCCCTCTTTGTAATTGTATTTGCGCAAGTACAATTAATCTTCTTTTAATCTTAATTCACTTTTCTTTGTCATTTTATAACCCTTATTTTCGAGCACTATTCCACCTGGCATTCTCACAGGTTTAAGCATGTTTTCAAGCTTAAGTCCTTCTTTAAAATCTTCCATGACATGTGTCTTGATGAATTCATCCTTTGCCGAATCAGACATACCCGCACAACGTATTGAATAATATGGTTCAACTGGTTTGCCATCGTTGTGTGTCACATGTTCAATGTACGTTTTTTGCCGTACAAAAATTGCTTTATCCCAATAGCTTTCCAACTTCCAGCAGCAAAAATGCGTGGGATGAATCTTAATTCCTTTTACCTCATCTGGTGATCCACTACAATGAATTGAATCAGTATCGCAGTAAATGAATCCATCCTTGTCCGGGCCGTTGTAGTTAGCCTGTGCTGCTTGTATTACGAACCTCCTTGCATATGATGTAATTGCACTTCCAACTGCAATGAACCCTGGCTTCTTTTCGTGTTCTTCTACGATCTCAAACCCAAGCACGTTCTTGTCGTTAATATACGGTACCTTATAGCTCGATGAATCGTTGGCTGCAAACTTACCATACAAATTATTCAAGTATAGCTTTGCAAGCTCACGCTCAGCGTCTACAGAATTTTCCTTGATCTCCTTGTACTTGTACATGTATTCATCAAACAAACCAATTTCTTGATTAAACATGCAACCGTCAAGCACTTCAAGATCATACACGTTATAGTGCTGTAGAAATAGCTCATAGTCCTTGCATGTCATTGTCAACGTGACATTAGAATCATGCAACTGACCTTTGCGCATATAATAACGCTTATACGTTCCGGTTTTGTAATCATAAATATCACTTGATGTTAGATACTCTGTGCCTAGATACAATAAACTTCCTTTGATCTGCACTGTGGGGAGCATTCCCTCTTTCACGCTGAACCTACAGCGAAATCTAACAAAGTAATAGTATTTCTTTGCTTCTTCTGGTATGTCACCCTTCCAAAATTTAGGAAGCCCAACTGGGTAGTAGTTTCCTGATTCGCTCGACATGTTGGACGGGTAACTACTGTTAATATCTGCCGTCCAGCCGTTGTGAAACATTTTGTTTTCTTTGCCTTTTACCAAATAGCAGTATCCGCCACGATAACTATGCCTGATATATGCGTCAGCTGTTTTCTCCCCGTATATTTCGGCGTCAATCTCTATTTGAGTTAAGTCTGGAAAAAAGCTTTTGTAATCCTCCTTGTCATAGGTTGTCTTAAATTCTTCCAAACAGCATGAACCAATGGTTAGCTTTGTGTGACCACGCTCAAACATTATCTCTAGTGCTTCTTTAACGACAAGCACGTCATTGGCTATGTACTGGCGTTCCTCGTCTGTGATTACGCAACCAGCATACCGGAATCCCTCGTATTCCATGTCAAGCTTTTTGTGTTCAGTCTTGAAGCTCTTACCAATTCTCTTTACTGAAAATGGCAGAAGCTTTAACGAATCACGAAATTCTATGATATTACTTCCCATCTTAATGGTGATACTGTACCACGCGCCCCGGTCACTGATAGCGCACTTAAAATCTTTGTTTGCCATCTGACCCTCAGCTACGCGGTTCCAACGATATCCATTCCTAAGGAGGTAATCAACTATGAAGTTTCCGTCAAATTTAAGGTTATGAAAATATCCTATTACGTTCTTCTTTAATCCTTTTACATAGCCCAGAAAATCCGCCAGGCTATGCATAATCTCTACTTGCTCCGTGTATAGCTCTACAATCGCGGCAGCCCAAACCTCTGTAAACTGCTGGCCCTTATAAACCGTTGTCTCAAAGTCACATACATAATAACTATAGTTCCTCGTCCTCATACATAGCCCAGTCCTCTCCCTCTTCTAGCGCTTCTGCAATTTCCTCGCGCCCACCGACTGAACCTCCTATTAACTCAATTATCGCGGTTAACTTACCAACTAAAATTTCAGAATCAGATACACCCTCCCAACCTGGCCAGTCACCTGCTGCTTTTGAGCGCTCTAACGCGTCTGCAAAATCTTCATCACCATAACGTTGTCTAGTAAGCCGGAACCATCTTGATATGTAATTGTATAACCGCTCATTACGCCCGTATATTTGTGTCATTTCCATCTGGAAAACAGTTAGAATATGCTGGTCAAATTCCACATATTCTACATCGTATACTGGTGCTTGCGTGGGTTCTTGCTTAACTTGGCGTGGTGTTGTCCGTTTACGTTGCTTGCGCGTTTCTGCGGCCCGTCTAGCTCTGGCTTGCTGCTCTAACTTTTGACCTTCCTTACCGCTTAAAATCTCACCTGTTTCGCGGTCAATATAGTGCGATTTTTCATATAGTTTAGGGGCGGTAATTTTCTTTAGACGGTTTACGCTAGCTTGGGTTACACGCTTTGGCCTGGGCGGCAGAACATTTTCTTTAACATCATAGCCGCGTTGTGACATTCGGTTTATCTGACGTTCAATGCGGCGGCGTTCTTTGTTGTATTCCCGCTCGGCAGGGGATAATACTTTTCGCTTTGCCATGGCTTACCTCCTTGTAATAAATAGCGCGCCACTTGAATGCAGCGCGCTTGATTGGTTATTCCGTTCTATTAGGCAAGATCACAGTTCACGTAATCTCTACCGGCTTTGGTTACCCCTGAAATCTTTTTCAGGGTAAAAGGTTCGCCGTCAAACATGTTCCACAAATCCATAAAATTGTCCTTGAATGTCTGCGACTGGCATGACCATACGGTTTCCTGACCGAATGCGTCTTCGCCAATAATGGAAAGCATATGGGATGTTTCTCCCTTTGCGTTCTCATCGTCAAAGGTAAGCCAGCCACGGGGCGTAATAGTGGCTCCGTCCTCTAATGCTTTAACTGATACGATAGACGGGCTTTTGGTCATGCGGTACAGCTCTACCTTGGTGAACTCGTTGCTCTTCTCTGTAATTGTCATTGCTTAGTCCTCCTTCTTTGCTTCTTTTCCTTCTTTGGTCTGAGACTTGGGGCGCTCAACCGGGACGGCGTGAGCCATGAAATCCTCAACCGTGATTCCTAACAGCTGTTCGCGCTTTTCCATAGATACGACAACGGCCGCATGAAAATCCTGAGGCACACCGTTTTTTTCAGCGGCTTTCTTGAACATTGCCAGAGCCTTCTCATTGTCTTTAATGACACCCGGAAAAACTATCGTCTCATTGGACGTTTCAGCGGACACTCCGTTGACTCCCAGTACCGTAACTGCCGTGCTTACCAGTGTTCTTGTGATCATGTCTTTCTTCATTTCTTTTTTCCTCCATTTTTGTGTTATTTGTTGTAATGCAAGGTGGGACTCGAACCCACGATTCCGACGTCCTCCGTCTTGACGCTTAAGCGTTCACATGTCAGGTATTAACCTTCCGGCGTCTTACACAACTTGACCACTTGCACTAGTTTCTCCCGCCTAGTCCGGTGGGTAAAGACCGGGGAGGAGTCGAACCTTCCCTGATGCCGTCGGCCTAATCGTTTACTTCCTCGTTGTATCCTGAAAAGAACTTTGCACTGACTACTCTTAACCAACCGCTCGCGATCAAATGCTTTGCGGTTCCAAGGGAGAACGCCTGATTGGTATTTACCTCTAACAATAAACGGATACCCGTATTGTAATCCTTGATGAGATAGAAATAGTTAGGACCGTCCAGAAATCCTTTGGCAAGGACGGAGTAAGTAGGCCCCGCAGTTTCTAAAAACTGAATTACCATGTTTTTAATCATTAGTCTTCCTCCTTATGAATACCAGCGATATTCTTGTCGGACCAATCGACCTCGTAATCACCATAATCCCGGCAGCTTCCTGGGTCTCGGCAATTTCCGTGTCTCCCTCGGGAAACTCGATTTTTATCATAGTGTTGTTGGCCATGTATAAATCAATTAACTTTAACATAGGTTTGACCTCCTTTGAAAACTTACTTTATTTAACTTACAAGTCAAGTATAACAACGATGTGTGTACTGGTTATAAACAAACTGTGAACAAATTGTGAACATTAAAATAGTTTTCCGCTAATATGATATTCGGGACTAATAGTAACGCAATTATGACTAAAACTTTCTACGGCTCTCCAACCATAATCTTCTACTAAAATATGAGCAGGTAAATGATAACTTTCAGTCGGAAATTTTACTAATATATCAGTGTCAGCTTCCCATTCTTCATATATCTCATATACATCCTTTACTGTAACACGGTCTGAACCATTAACTGGAATAGCCAAATCTACTTCCAAACCATTAAGATTAATTACTTCAAAATTACGCAAATCCTCAATAAGAATAAGGGCCTCACAATAGCGATCGCCAAACGGGGTGGTTGCGTGTATGATATCATAATAATGCCACCCACGAAAGCGCTTGTATAACTGATAATATGTCATGTTATCACCTCCTTCTAGTAATAATTATTTTGTAATTAATGGGTTCAGCGGCTCCGGCATTCAAACCTGTTTACGCATGATTGCACCAGATGGACCAAGCGCTCCCACGCGATGTTTGCAAGGAACAAATCGCTAAACTTTAACATGTATCTGACCTTCTTTTCGAAAACTTACAAGTCAAGTATAATAATTACGTGTGTGCAGGTTATGAACAAATTGTGAACTTTTTGTGAATTGCCTTGAATTTGGTGGGTGTGTAGGTGAAACAAAATCCGCCACTGAATACGTGAACTTCTAGGACACGGTGATTGTTAATGTATGCCAGAGCCTCACTAGGAAGGTTGAACTTCCTAGTGGAGGTGCCGGAAGTGGTACGACGGTCTGGAACGATTAGTGTGATCATGCTTGCCTCCTTGATCTTGTTTATCATTTATCTTTGTTACACCTATAGTATAACTCATATTTAAGCAAATGTCAAGGATTAATGATAAAGTTCATAAATTGTTCACATTTACCCAAAGTTAAAGCGCATTAACTTTGCGTAAAATGAACGTGTTCATTTATCGCAAATTGTAAGCGCTTACATTGGCGCGGTAAACAGGGACGTGCCCGAAGGGCTAACCTTAGCG